GTGCGCTCACGCATATCGGCCCAGCGAGTGGCAAGCGATCCCCAGCCCGTATATACGTTGCCATAAGCATCAACTGCGCCTTCAGATAGACGCTGGAAGACGGCACGCTCGCGGTAGAGGCCAGCCTTAACCATACCAGCTTCTCCGGTGCATTCCGATCAGCGCATCAAAACCGAATGGAATGTCGCTAAGTTCATCCATGCCGGATTGCTCGCGGTTGTCATACCAGTGGCCGACAAGCAGCATCAGAGCGTGGCGGATCGTCTGCGGCACGTCAGTGGTCGCATCGCCATAGCCAGCTTCGTATTCGATGCGGATCGCATCTGGGCGCTCATAGGTGGTCGGCCAGTTGAAGCCAGCCTTCGGGCCAACAGTCTTTGCAAACTCGGTGCCTACGATCTCATAATTCGACAGCGTGTCGGTTTGCAGCGTGTTGGCGGCGTCGTAATACTTCACCGCCGTGACAGACTGCACCGGACCCATCATCAGGCCAACAGTCTGCGTCGGATGCGGCTGCACCCATTGCGCCCATTTTTGCGTGATCATCGCATGACCGAGCGCGGCTTGTGCGTCGGTGTATGCCACCGCCACAGCGATCAGGCGCGTGATAAATGCGTCGTCGTCTGTGGTCTCAATGCGAAGCTGCTCCTTCACCTCGGCCAAGGTGATCGGTGTGGCGGCAGGTGCCGTCACCAGTTCAAGTGCCTGTTGGCTGAGGAGCGGCTGCACCATGATCAGTCAGCTTTCGTTGCGGTTTCCACCTTGCGCTTCGCCGTGGCCTTTTCGACCTTCGGTTCAGCCGCGCCGACAGCTTCAGCGATGCCAGCGTCAATGAAACGCTTTGCCTCTGCGTCGTTGCAGTCAATGATGTCGCCAGCATTGTGCGAGAAGTCGATGCCAGCCATCGAAGTGAGAAGTTTAATCTTGGGCATATTGGCCTCCTTCGGTTTAGTGAGGCAGCGAGTTTCCCCGCTGCCCTAGAAACCGATCTTACGAAGCGGCAGTGATCAGGTGCTTGATCGCGGCAGTGTTAGTCAGCACACCGTCGAAGCGGATGTAGCCGAGAATACCGTAATCAGGAGCGAAGCGCTCGCGTGCAACGTAAAGCGACGGAGCGCCAACCTTGCGGACGTAGAACTTCGACATGTCACCGAACAGCATGACCTTCTTGGCGGCAGCAAGGCTGTCCATCGCTTGGTTCACGACCACGTTGTAGCCGAGAATATTCTGCGGGATGCCTGCCTGATAGTTGCCCATCTGCCAGAGGTAGTTGCCGTTGCCGTCCTTCAGCTTACGAACAGCAGCGAGCGTGCTGTCGTTCATCATGAGGGCCGTGCGCGGCGAGTTGCGGTATGCCGGATCAACGGAGTGGACCAGATCGATGATCTCGTCAGCGGTGACAGCGGCAGTTGCTGCTGCGGTCTTGCCAGCGGTCGAGTTGGTCACGATGCCTTCAACGTCCGAGGAACCCGAGCCAGTGGTCAGCTTGGAGTTTGCAATGCGGCCAAGACGCTCGCCAAGGAGTTCGCCAAGGAGCGACTCCATGTTGATGATCGAGTCAGCATTGAGTTCTGCGGACCAGCGCACCCACTCGGTGTCGAATGCGTATGCGCCAAGCGACTTCTGGCCGAAGGTAACATCCGAACCGCCATCGTCGGTGACAGCGCCACCTTCGGTGTGTGCAACAGCAGCGACCGTGGTGTCGTCAACGGTCGGGATGTTGAACGTGCGGCCATCGGTCGAGTTGATGACGGTGAACAGAGCCGAGTCATACATCGGGCCAGTTGCGATCATGGCCTTTTCAATGAATGCAGCCAGTTCGGTCGGCACGGTGTAACCGCCAGCGGAGTTGGTGCCAGCAGTTTGCGCGCGATGCTCGCGGAGGACATTGCGAACTTCCTGATCGACGTAGCTGTCGCCACCCTGCGCGATCATCTCAGCGAATGCTGCGCGGTAGTCCATTGCGAGGCCAGCATCAACAGCAGGAGCGGAACGCTGCTCGAATGTCGGGCGCTTTTCAAGGTCAACTTCTTTGCCAGCGCGGAGAGCCTTTTCAGCCTTCTCCAGACGCTCTGCGCGTGCTGCCAGCTTGTCGTGGTCAGCCATCATCGCGTCGAATTCGCGCTCAATGTCGGAAGCGCGTGCTTCGGGGGTCTCATCAGTCACTTCAGCGAGTTTGTGACGGGCCTCAGTGGCGATGCGCGCCATCTTCTCCCGCAGTTCCTTTACGTCAGCCATTGCGGCCTCCTTTGGGTCATATGCGCTTGCCCAAGGCGCGGACGGGCAACAACAGCGGGAGCCGCT